GGTTTCCTGTGGAGACTGGAATTGGTGTCGAGAATCTATCTCTGACTATCAAGGCGATGAAAGAACTAGGTGCAGATCGTAAGGTCCTAACCGAGCCTGGCTATCAAGCAGGTCTAATTCTTATTCGTAGAGCCAAGTCACTGGTTCCAGTCAAAACAGGTGCTTTATCTGCAAGCATGCGACCTCGACGTATTCAACGTGGTGGAAGTGTTCAGGCAGGTGGCAGAGCAGTACCGTACGCTAACCCAATTCACTGGGGATGGAAAGTTGTTTCCACAGCTCACAGAGGTTCTTTGAAACCTGGCACGTTCAGGGGGATTAGACCACAGCCATTCTTTAGTGAGGCGTTAGGCTATACCAAGCAAGAGATTCTAGATAACTACGAACGTCTCATGCGACAAACAATCGACAATCTACCAGGAGCAAATAAATGACCAACCAAACCTTTGACTTCGAATCACTTACCTTGAATGAAGTTGAGCAAATCGAACTAATTACAGGTGTAAGTATTGACCAAATCTTGGACGCTGGAAATCCTAAGGGTAAGGCTATGAAAGCCATTATCTTTATTATGAAAAAGCGTCTAGATCCAAACTTCACTATTGAACAAGCAGGGTCCATGTCTATGACTGAGGCTAACGCTTTGTTTGCAGGTGAGGACGACCCAAAAGAATAGTTGCAGATACAGCTGCTAAACGTGTCGCGTTTATGGTGGTTCATGCAGGTCTAAGCCTGACGGAGGTCAAGCAAATGACACTGAGAGAATACCAAGCAGTGATAGATGCACTAAGAGATAAAGGAACCGACTGATGGCACAGAATCTAGTAGTCAATTTTATTGGACAGAATAAACTGTCTAAGACTACTGCCGTCATCAGCAACGACTTCAAAAAGTTAGACCGTACTGTCAAGACTGCTAGTGCAAGCATGAGCAAGGCTCTCGGTGCAGCAGGTATCGGTTTAGGTTTAGCCTCTGTAACTAATCTGCTCAAACAGTCCACTAAGGCAGCGTCAGAGGATCGTAAGTCTCAAGGCTTGCTGGCTCAGGCACTTCGTAACACTGTTGGAGCAACAGACCAGGCTATCGCAGGTGCAGAGCAATACATCAAGTCCACCCAGTTATCTACTGCTGTTTTAGATGATGAACTTAGACCAGCCCTAGCCACAGCTGTAAGAGCCACAGGTTCCCTTGCTGGAGGTCAGAAGTTACTTAACACTGCTCTAGATGTATCTGCTGGAACAGGTAAAGACCTAGGCTCAGTAACCAACGCTATCTCTAAAGCATTCAACGGTAACACTGCCTCACTTCGTAAGTTACTTCCAAGCATCAAAGACGGTGCTGACTTCATGCAACAACTTGACACACAGTTCAAAGGTGCTGCTAAAACTGCTGCTGACTTAGACCCTTACAAGCGTTTAGAAGTTATCTTTGCTGACATTCAGGAAACTATTGGCGAGGCTCTACTTCCAGCGTTAGAGGAATTCAGTAACTACCTTGTAACCCCTGAGGGTCAAAAGAACCTTAGACAAGTAGTTGATCTCTTTGTGATTATGGGTCAAACCGTCGCTAACGTAACCAAGTTCATTCTGGACAACATTGTGGTCGTCAAAGCTCTAACGGCTGCTGTCGTATTTGCCAAGGTTAGTTGGACCTTATTGTCTGGAGCCGTAAACATTTATACTGCTGCAACTGGCAAGGCTGTAATCGCAACTAAGTTACTTAGAACTGCTCTGATAACCACTGGTATTGGTGCTCTAGTTGTCGGTCTAGGCTTCTTGGCTGAGGGCTGGATAAATGCCACAGAGGAGCAAGAGAAGTACGCTGTCGTTACTCAAGGGTTACCAGCCAACTTTGGTCAGGTTCCTATCGGTCCAGGTATCGGTGCAGACGGTGTATCTTGGATTGCTTTAGGTTTTGCATCTGAGCAGGAATACTTAGCCAGCCAAGAGGCAGTCAAGAACAAAGTCATTGCAGCTAGAGACAAGGCTCTCAAGGCTATCGCTGACACAGGTAAACGTTTTAGAGACAATGTTGGTCTCAAGTCTGGTCTGTTCGGTAAAGATGAAAACTCTGTATTCAATGTGGATGTTGTTATCAACAAACTGAAAAGGGTAGTAGATGCTGCGCGAGGTTTCAGAGGTAACCTAGAGAAACTAAAAGCCAAGGGTGCAGGTCAGAACGTCATTGACGAACTTATTGCTTTGGGTCCAGCACAGGGAAACATCGTTGCTAAGGGTCTACTTGGTTCTGGGTCTAAGTTCTCTGAGTATCTAGGTCTTAGTGGATCACTACAAGCCACAGGTGAGTCTGCTCAAAAGTTGGCTAATGACACAGGCGAAAAGACTTACAACGTAAACATCAACAAGGCTAACGTTTCAGCTGAGGACATCATCAAGGCTATTAGAACTTTTGAAAAGAAGTCTGGCAGAAAGTATTTTGCATTCTAATGACTTGGAATATTAAGACTGGTGTTCGTATTCAATACGAGAAACCCTCTGGAACTTGGAACTCTATTCAGTGCGACACTTTTGAGTTAGAGATAGATCGTGGCGTGGATGTTGAACAGGGAACTTTTGCTAGACCTAGCGTTGGTACTGCCACTATCAAACTAATGAAATCGAGCTTGTCTGACTTTCTAAATGGACCAGATTATGCCTCTAACCAGAAAATACGCATTCAATACGACAACGTTGGTTCATGGGATGAACTGTTCAACGGCTTTATTCAGAACATTGAAATGTCTTACATTCAAGAGGCTGGAAAACTCCAAGTAAACATCACTGCTAATGACATGGGTCGTATTGCTCTAAACACTCAGATTGGCACGTTCAACATCACAGGTACATCTACTAGGTCTTTTATAAACGTCATGGGGCAACTAGCAACAGCTATAACTGCTATCGACTCTAGGTATTCACAATCGCAAGTTTTGTCTGGTGGCTCTAGCACTTTTCAATATGCAAACACTTATTTAGATGTCCCTAGTGGTGAACTGTTCACTCAGTTTCTAGACGCTGAATTAGGTTGGTTGTATGCCTCTAAGTCTGGTGGTATGAGATACCTAACTAGGGCTGATGTAAACACTATCCAAGGCTATTCTTGGGACACCAACGACATTATCGTAAGCAATGTTCACAGCACTAGCAACCTCCATGTCTGCATGGATAACATCCAACTGGCTTACAACTCTGACAACATCGCGAACCAGGTACGTGTGACCAATGAAGTTACAGGTGTGAAAACAACCTCGACTAATTCGACTTCGGTAACTGCCTATGGCAGACAACTTGCAGATTTTGAAGTGAACTTTGACCCGACTGTTTCAGGTGGAACAACTTTTGCTCAATGGGCATCTGCTGTGTCCGGTGCTGCTAACCCTAAAGCGATAACCTCTGTAAGTGTTCCAGCGATTAGGCGTACAGGTTTCCCGAGCTACATTTTGAATGAGGAAATTGGGGACGCGTTACAAGTTGAGTTCGCTAGTGCAGGTTTACCGACTTTACAGGAACGCTACATGATCACCAGAATCAACCACGTCATAGACGCTAACCATTGGGAAGTAAACATCGGACTCTGGAGGGGTATCTAATGACTGTTGAAACTTGGGTTTACATTCTGTCGGCTGTGGTGGGAACTACTGGTCTGTCCAGCTTGTTCAGGTATCTGTCTACTAGACGGTTCCAGTCGATTAGCCTGGAGGAAAAGTTGCGAGCTGAGATGATGGCTCATAACCGTGAACTGAAATCTGAGATAAACACACTAAAGGCAGAACTTGACCAGTGGCGTGATAAGTATTTGAATCTACATAAGGAATACACTAAGTTGAAAACTTCATTCGACAAGATGGTAAAGGATAAAACAAATGGCTAAAGAACCTGTATTGGCTCCTAAGGTAACTACTTCATGGGGTATAGATCACTATGCTGCGTTAGAGGCTGAGAAGTCTGCTCCAGTAGTTGAGACACCTGTTGAGGATGTTCCTGCTAGTGAGTGAAACGTACACCATTACTGATGGGCAGTTCAATCTTGAGATTCTTGCTGGTAGCACTTTCCCTAGTGTTGCTGGTGACTGTTCCTTTTATCCTACTGATGCTGACGGTGTTGCTTTTAGTCTTACTGGCTGGGTAGCCAAGTTACAGATTAGAGAGAACCCGAGCACAGCTGCGATTATTGACATTGTTCCAACAGTGAACACTACCGATAACAGCGTGAACTTTAGCCTGACTCCGACACAGACTTCATTGCTTGTAAAGACCGATTATGTGTGGGCTGTCGAATTGACTCAAAGTTCCACAAATAAAGTTTTGACCCTTGCTAGAGGACAAGTCCTCGTAACTCCAGAGATAGTGAAATGATCGTAAAAGTTGTTATTCCTGATGCTCTCTATAACCGAGTTTATTTTGCGCGAGGTGA